GGTATCAAGCATTTAGGGAATTCCCTAAACGCAAAAAGGGCCAGACCCAAAGGTCCAGCCCGAAATATTGGAGACAAAAAAAGGGCCAGACCCGAAGGTCCAGCCCGATTGTATTACTTGAGGTTAAACTTGTTACCCATTGCGTTGAGTAGGGCAATCAGCTCGACGACGTCGAATGGCATATCCTCATATTTCTGGACCTTGCCAAGGTAGGCCAAGAAGTCGGCGCTTGCCTTGTCCAGACCCGTCTTGGGTTGAACCGGTGTCTTGCCGTCTGGATTGCGCAAGAGGCCATTCTTGATATCCTTGATCGTGCTACCAATCTTGCCTTGCACCTTGGCCTTTTCCTTCTTGGCCGTATCGTCCAGCGATGCAGTAGGCGCTTGCAAGATACGCTTTTCTTCTACGCTAAACCCCGCGACTACCGCTCCACGCAAGCCGTCATACCATTCTTGTGACGGGCAGGTGCTGTCTTTGGAGCGTGGCGAAACTAAATGAGACGCGGGGATTTTCTCGGCGCGGTAAACGTCCAGCATTTTGACCGCGCTTTTCTCGGCGGCCGTGATTGCCTTAACGTGTGATGTTGTGGCGTTGGCTAGTGTTGTTGGGAATGCGAAGTTAGTCATGTTGTGTCCTTTCAAGAACATTCGGCTTGGCGTTGTGCCTTCCGATACACCACTTATGGCACCTAGTAACATGCTATAGCAATGGATATATCCGCACAAAACGACACGGCTTGGCAACGCATGGCACTTCCCGATAGTTTAGGGGATTCCCTAAAACGGCCAATAGCGCGACCATACCCTACCCCCACCACCCGCTTGGCTCAGTGGGACTCCGCGCTACCCTTGTAATACTAATCTACCCGAACGATTCTCTATTTTTTCGTTTTCAACAAAGCCTACCACCAGAAACCACAAAACTCCAATTCTCGATACCCCCCACCCCTATTTTGCAACCCCTTGTCAAAAAATTTTTTGTACCCTATTATTACGTTACCGGTTAATAACCTGCGAATAGAGATGACATTGAACGTAACGCCAGAGCTGGGTGTACCTTTAGCGGACGAAGCGAAGACTATTTCGCTACCAGAGCGCACTGCTGCGTTGGCCAAGACTGTGTCACTGCTGGAAGATCATGGACTGGACACCACACCAGACGCCGACGATCAGGATGTAGCAGCTGCGCTAGTCACCTCATTTGCCCAAGACCCTGAGAAAACCTCCCGCAAGGTGACAACTACCCGTGCAGCCAAGTTGACTCCGGCGTCTATTAAGATGGCAGGTGCTATCATAGAGGAGTTTAACCACTCCGTGGTAGAGTCGGCCAAGCAACTGCGCAATCTCGTCACGAACAAGCTCATTATTGAGTCGGAGAATCCCGACCCTCGCGTGCGGATGCGTGCTCTGGAGCTGTTGGGTAAGATTTCAGACGTTGGGTTGTTCACAGAGAAGTCTGAGGTGACGATCACACACCAGACAACGGACGACATCAAAGAGAAGCTGCGCGGTAAATTAGCTAAATTGGTGAATCCGCCGGAAGAAGAAGTGTCTGATGCTGTGCTCGTCATGGATGATTCGGAAGATGACTTGAACGAAGAGTTTGGGTTTGATGATGACTGAGCTATCGGATTTCACAGAAGCTGATATCGAGGTGATGCTCGCGAACCTAGACACGTTCAGTGCAGAGGAAGTGTTGGAAATCGACAAGATGGTCGATGAGCTCCACACGAGAAGCACGAACAAACGTGCCTATGACGACTTGATTGAGTTCTGCAAGCTAATGATGCCCGACTTTATTGTGGGTAGACACCACCGCATCCTCGCAGACATGCTGATGGGTATTGAACGGGGTGATAAGGACCGGGTATGTGTTAACATCCCACCGCGTCATGGTAAGTCACAGCTCGTCTCTATCTTCTATCCTGCTTGGTTTTTGGGGCGTAACCCTGATAAGAAGGTCATGATGGTGTCCCACACCACTGATCTGGCAGTAGATTTTGGTCGTAAGGTGCGTAACCTGATCGCCACAGATACTTACAGGTCTATCTTCCCCACAGTAAAACTGGCACAGGATAGTAAGTCAGCCGGTCGGTGGAACACAAACGTCGGGGGAGAGTATTATGCGTGTGGTATTGGCTCTGCACTTGCGGGTCGTGGCGCTGACTTACTACTTGTGGATGACCCACACTCAGAGCAGGATGTCATCAACGGCAACTTTGGAGTCTTTGAAAAGGCATATGAGTGGTTCACCTTCGGTGCTCGTACCCGTCTGATGCCCGGTGGCCGTGTGGCTATTATCCAGACTCGCTGGCATCTTGATGACCTGACAGGCCGTGTGACACGTGACATGGCTAAGAACGAGCGTGCCGACCAGTACGAAGTGGTTGAGTTTCCGGCTATTCTAGAAGTCAAGGACAAAAAGACTAATAAGATGGTTGAAAAGCCACTTTGGCCCGAGTTTTTTGACCTGGAAGCGCTCCTGCGGACCAAGGCTTCTATGCCGGTGTTCCAATGGAACTCTCAGTACCAACAACAGCCTACGACGGAAGAAGCCGCGCTTATCAAACGGGAATGGTGGAACGAGTGGACCCGCGACACTCCACCATCCTGCGAGTATATTATCATGTCACTTGACGCCGCAGCCGAGAAGCACAACCGTGCAGACTACACAGCGCTTACCACGTGGGGTGTTTTCCTGAACGAGGAAGACAACGCTTACAATATCATATTGTTAAATAGCATCAAACAGCGTATGGAGTTTCCAGAGCTAAAGCAACTTGCGATGGAAGAGTACCGAGACTGGGAACCAGACTCCTTCATTGTGGAGAAGAAAAGTTCCGGTGTGGCCTTGTATCAAGAGATGCGACGTATGGGCTTGCCGGTATCTGAGTATACTCCACATAGGGGGTCGGGTGATAAGCTCGCGAGACTTAATTCCGTTGCAGATATTGTAGCATCTGGCCTATGCTGGGTGCCACAGACACGGTGGGCAGAAGAAGTGGTCGAAGAGATTGCAGGATTCCCTTTTATGAGCAACGATGACCTCGTGGACTCTACGGTGATGGCCCTCATGCGCTTTAGACAGGGGGGATTCATTCGGCTTCCCTCAGATGAACCCGAGGAAGAACGGTTCTTTAAACAACGCCGCGGCGGATTTTATTAAGAGGTATAGCTATGGCTATCGAAAAAGGACTTTACGCTTCCCCACTTGGGTTGACCGCAGGAGACGACGACCTTGACACTGTAGAAGAGTCAGAGATGTCGGACGCTGCGTTGGAAATCGAGATTCTAGACCCAGAAGCGGTCATTCTTTCCGACGGAAGCATGGAGATCACACTTATCCCGGGCGATGAGGATGATTTTACCGAGTTTGGCATGAACATTGCAGAGGTTTTGGACGAAAGTCACCTAAACGAGCTCTCAGACGAGCTTGTAGGACAGGTACAGACCGATATCGAGGGCCGTAAGGACTGGGCAGACACGTTTGTCAAGGGTTTAGATGTCATCGGCTTCAAATATGAAGAGCGCACAAGCCCTTGGGAGGGTGCCTGCGGGGTAAGTTCTGCAATTCTAGCCGAAGCTGCCATCCGTTTCCAAGCTGAGACCATGAGCGAGACCATGCCAGCCGCAGGTCCGGTGCGAGTCAAGATTCTTGGGGAAGAAACCCAGGAAAAAGAGGAAGCAGCAGCCCGCGTAAGCGCGGATATGAACTATGAGCTCACTGAGAACATGGTTGAGTACCGTCCAGAGCACGAACGGATGCTGTACAGCCTTGGTTTGGCGGGTTCGGCCTTCAAAAAGGTGTATTTTGACCCTAATTTGGGCCGTCAAGCAGCCATTTATATCTCTGCAGAGGACGTGATTGTGCCCTATGGCGCGTCTAATATCGAGTCTGCAGAGCGTGTTACGCACGTCATGCGTAAGACAAAGAACGAGCTGAAGAAGCTCCAAGCCGCAGGGTTCTACCGAGATGTAGACCTCGGTGACCCAGAACCGTACCATACCGATATTGAAGAGAAGAAAGCGGAAGAGGGGGGCTACTCGCTCACCAATGACGACCGATACACAGTTTATGAGATACACGCCGACCTCGTTATTGAGGGTGTAGATGACGATGACGATATCGCTCGCCCGTACGTCGTCACCATCGAGCGTGGCAGTGGCGAAGTGTTGGCTATCCGTAGGAACTACGAAGAGGGTGACCCACTCACTCTGAAGCGCCAGCACTTCGTCCACTATGTTTATGTACCGGGGTTCGGGTTC